TATGGGTGTGACCACAAACCACGCTCTTTCCTGCCTTTTTGGCAAGATTTAGGGCAGTCTGTCCAGCGTTGGGGTTCATGTTGCCTTCATCGCCATGAGCCAAGATCCAGCCCTTTTCAAATTCATAAAATGTTTTATGAAAGGTAATGCCCATAGAATCAAAATCCATGAACTTGGAATACTGCAATTCGGGAAGTGAGATCATTCCCGGAACTTTTAATAAAGTGTTATATAAGCGATCAGTATGATTACTGCGGATAATATGAGCTTCTCGGCTGTGCTCTGTGAGAGCCCAAAGGATCTCTTGAGTAGCTGTGCGGTCATCATCCAAAGTTTGTTGATAAGCCAAAGGTGTTTTCTCAGCCCAACGGCTAATTGTTTGAAAATCGATTTCATCGCCAACGCAAAGGACACTATCGAACCTCTCTCGCTTGGCTAACTTAATTACATTCTTGACTGCTACTTCATGGTGGTATGGAATTTGTAAATCCGAAATGACCAAGTATCGCTTAATCGTCATCCTCATCGTCAGTTGGATCTATGGATGGGATGATCCCACCATCGCCCACAATCCAATCAGGGAATGTCTTGTGTTCAGTCATCAACCAAAAAGCGTGCTCAGGTGTGAATCCTGCTTTTCTAGCTGCTTTGTAGCATTCGTGTAATGCGGTGTAATGCTGATCGATCTTTGATAATGGTTCAGGAGATTGGCGAACGACTCGACGATTGATCTTTTTGCGTTTGATAGGTTTTCGTGTGTTCGCCATAATTAAAATTATCGCTTACTGATTAAGACAAACAGATCATCGACACGCTGTTCAAGCCTTGTAATTTGATCCTTGATCGAACTTCCAGAATTAGGTTTCAATTCTTGTAAGTAGGATTTAATAACCCAACGCAGACCCAGTAACAAACTTGTAGATACGGCGGTTACGCCAACGGCGATACCAACCCATTCGTTGGCTGTCATTTCGCATTAAGTCCATAATCAGCTTCTCCGCCAGACTTTGGATCTAATGCCTTAGCAATAGGTGCAACCAATGCTCCAGCAAGGATTGCAAACTCTGGTCGGATGTCAGCAACAATTGCCAACAAGACAGTTATACCGGAAGCAGCCACAGCTCTTAAATATGACTTAATTGCTGCCTTGTGTTTATTTGATAGTTTCATGCTTTGCCTCCTAGTAGTGGGATGTTAAAAAACTCTCCAGTTTGTTTTGGGTGAAAACTAATGTGAATGTGCTTGGTGTGTGGATTGATGCCCTTGTATTTACGCCAACGCCAATTTAAGAGTTTGCTGGCAATATGATGATTATGTATTACATATTTGATTCGTTTATCTGTTTTGCCAGCAAGTCGAATCTGATCGGCAAGGTAAGCAGACATGCCCTCGGCTTGACCTAAATCAGCTGTAATGTCAATGGCACAAACCTCACCCGAAGGCAAGGCGTTGTGATCCGATTTTACTTTTTGATGCCTAGCGTCTGAAATCCAACCATCCGATTTCCTAGACCTATCGGCAAAACTGTCATCGATCTGCTCACGCAGTTGAACAGCTGCTTTAGATAGGTAGGGTTTCATCGGCACAATTCCTCAAAATTATGCTAAGCCGAGAGCCTGTAAATCCTCAATAGTTAAGCCAAGAACAGCAAGCTTAGCCTGTGCTTCTGCTTTGGCATTTGCTTGATCAATTACTGCCTGTGCTTCATCGGCTTTTACCTGCTGAATAGCATCATCAATCTCGGCTTGCGTAGGTGCTTCACCTTCAAGCACATCCCACTTAATTGTTGAATAATCATTGTTATCCATTGAAAATTGAGCAGTGGGTCTAAGTTTGAAAATTGCTTCAATCAAATAATTTTTCATTATGCACCAATTTCTAAAAGTGTAATTGTTGATGGAGCATCACCATATTGATAATCTATTGCTGCCGAATTGGTAGTCAATTCAACCTTTGCTTGAACTTTATATGTAGTTGCCGAAGTTGTTGCAGGATTATCCAAATAAGTTATTGAATAATTTCCACCTAAATCAACTCTCGTAGGTAAGGAAGAGGCTTCTACTGAAAGATGAGCAAACTTGTAATCTCCAAAATCTGCAATACTTGTAGCACCCCTTTGTAATCTTGCGCCTGTATAAAGACCATTAGCATTTCTTGTCAATCTGAAACACGCTGATACTAAAACCAAAATTTTAGAAGTTGCGGATGTTGGTGTAATTGTGGCGGTAATATTTGTGTCAGTTTGTGTCGTAGTCGCAATGTTTTTTAAGGTTGTTGTAGTTGCTGAAACAACCTGCAAGACTTTGCCACCACCACCAGCAGGAGTTGCCCATTTAAGTCCAGTTGTTTCTGCGCTGTCTGCTGTTAAAACTGTTCCATTAGCACCAACTGCCAAACGAGCAAAAGTGTCTGCGCCAGTTCCACCAATTAAATCACCTTTAGCATCTATTGCTGTTGCCATTGAGTTTGTGACAGTTACTGTGCCAGAAGTGCCACCACCACTAATTCCAGTTCCAGCGGTAACGCCTTCAATGTCACCCGTTGTTGGTGTTGCCCAAGATGGCACGCCAGCAGCAACAGTTAAAACTTGACCAGTTGTTCCAATTCCAAGTCTTGTGTTTGTGTTGGCTGTTGCTGATCTATAAGCAATGTCGCCAGTTGTTGTTTCCGGATTTAAATTTTTAGTTGTTGTATCAATAGATGAACCAAGCGTGCGAATAGCAGCTGCGCCATCCTTAACCAGATCGGTGTCGTCCGGTGTTTCCCAATTATAGTTCGTAGTGTTTGCCATATTAGGCTACTGCTCCAATCGCATTTTCCCATGTTAGTATAGCGGATAAAGTGTTCCATGCCTCTGAGGCTGATACTTGCTCCCATTGAACTGCAACTTGAGAGAATTCGATCGGGCTTAGATTTATGGTCAAAAACAATTCGTTGAATCTAGTGCTCCAACGCCAGCCTTCCACATAACCCTCAAACTGTCCTGATGGGGCTATTTGAACCGGCAAGTCTGTTATTCGCATTGGCTGACCAATAAAGATCCCAAGCAAGGCATCTCGGTCTGCATCATCAATGGCTGAGTTAGTCAATGGAAATGTAATACTGTCAAATAAGGCTCTTGGATAGGATCTTAAAGATATAAACCGATTAGCGACAGATTGAGCATCGGTGGCATCATGCAAGACTGTGTTGATCGTTTCGCCTCTGTAACCAAATACCTCAATACTGTCTAAATCAATTGCGCTTACCTGTGAACCAAAGTTATTGCCGTAATTTAGAAATACATCGTTGCGGACATCTGCGCCCCGAGTCAAAACCTTTAATCCTGCTCCAAAAGCCGTGTTTGCTGAAATCTCTGTGTAACCATTATTAGCAAGATAGTTCTGTCTATGCACAGCATCGGCATATCCAATGCGACCTTCATTATCCTCATACAAAACACCAAATGCGCTGTCAGCAATAAGGCTTGCAATGTTATAGACAGTATCCGGGTTTGCACCTCGGTTTGATATTTCATAAACTCCTGGTCGATCAATTTCGCCAAGTCCTAGATTCTCCGCATTTGTCCAAGTAACTGTTGGTTCATATCCAGCCCATGTTTCAGCTGCTGGCACTTCATTCCAGTTATTCAGGAATAAATCAGATAGCAATTCAAACATTTGGTCGCCATCATCATCTCGAGCCAATGTGCCGTCATAGATAACCTTGGGCAATTTAGCCAATGAACCTAAAGCAATGATTGTATAAGTAAAGGTTTCGGCAATGCTACTAGCTGATGCAACCTCGGTAGTAATGTCTGTAATGTTGCCACCAAATAAAGTCCTAAAAACATTAGTGCTGTCTTTAACCTGTAATGCTATTCCGTCATTAACTTGGAAATTGTAGTTTTCATTGTTTAAAGCCACTAATGCAATTTGAATATAAGATGGGGTTGGTTGTGCGTAAATATCCTCACGCCCCGCTTGATGGGCTATATCAGAGATAGCAACATCGGTGTATTCCACACCATTGATGCTTAACTTATATTCAGGCGTAAAGACTGACATTATCTCGCTCTAGTGATGCCGCTGTTATAGAGCTGTGGAACTGATCTTGATGAACTCTGATTAAT